GGGTTCTACTAACCATGGCTAGGCTCGACTGGAAACGCGGAAGATTCAGCCCAGATCTTGAGGTCAATGAGATCGAAGAGGGCTTTCGCGGGTACACGGAAGGCTTTGGGGACCACATAGAGTACTTCCGGTTTCTGCGTGAATCTTCGACGATGCACGACATCTACGACGAAGGAACTGCGGGTGGCCGGGTCTACAACGGCCCAATTGATCTTCCTTGTCTTCAGGTTATCCACGAGGAGGCCGGTAACGAGGACAACGACACCGGGTTCTACTACAACGACGACCTGCACGTCACCCTGGGATTCAAGGAGTATGAGAGGGCCGGGTTCCCTCACCCCGATTTGACTACCGCTGACTACCTTCGGGACCGGATTGTCTACGACAACAAAGTGTTCCGCGTCATGAAAATCAACGTCCTCGGACAGATCCAGAGGCGGGACATCGTCGTCTCCATTGAGGCTACCCAGGTCAAGGGTGACGAACTCGTCAATGACGCGCAGTTCGCCAAGTACTCCGACTAACGTCTTGCCCCGCAATGCCGAGACAATAAGAAGGCGAACAACCCCAGCGAAGTTTATCTGCCCATACGGTCTTGATCAGTGAGGTGAACCATGCCTGCAAAACGGCGTGACATTGCAGCGGAACATGCTGCGAATACGGCCTCCCTGCAAGAGTTCGTAAGAGGATTTCAGGCCAGAGAGTTGAAGTCCCTCGCTACCGCTGTGTCTCCCCTGATCATCTCCAGCGCGCTCCTTCGCTTCGCCCGTAGTAAAGGGCGGCGCTGATGCCCTGGATCCTGAACGAGGATGCTGCTCTTAAGAGCAAGTTGACGGGGCTCCTGGTGTCCGACACCAACGCTGGGGCTGGGGCCCGCCCCGTCCTGTGTCGTTATCGTATGCCTGAGGCCGAGTTCGCAACCGCGACGTTCCCGATGATCATCATCGCGCGCCAGAACATCCTCAAGGACGACGAGCGAGAGCACCGGGGTAAGACCCGCCTGATGTACACGCCGGAGTCGGTGGGTGCGTGGAATCCCCTGGTGGAGGACTACAGCACCTCCCCGTACAACGTCGACTTCCCGATCCCCTTCAACATCAACTACGAGGTCGTCGTCTACTCTCGCAAGGAGCAGCACAACATCGAACTCGTTGGGCAGTTGGCCCAGCAGGAACTTCTCCCCGCACGATTCGGCTACCTGGAAATTCCGGAAGATGGAACGGTCCGTAGCCTCTTCCTTGAGGGTGGCCCAGAATTCGAGTCCGCAAAAGACGCTGATGGAAAGCGCATCTACAGGACTCACTATGTCGTCCGCATTGCTACTGAAATGGCCCCGACCATTGCTGCTATAGCGTCGGCTACAGAAATTGACATCTCCGTAGGTGTCGAAGAGTCTCACCTAGTTGAAAACCTCGTAGTCCATTAGTCCTACCCTTTGCAGCAACTATCCGCGTCCCAAGGAAGCACATAACTAACCAAGGAGTAACCCATGGTCTACAAGCGCCCAGGTGTCTACATCAATGAGACGCTCACCCCTCTCGCGCCGAGCGTTGACACGTCCGGTAGCGCAACTGCAGCATTCGTCGGAACCTCCAAGCAGGGTGGCCCAATCCTTCCGACCTTTGTTACCTCGTGGAGCCAGTATGTAACCAAGTTCGGCGGCTTCGGAGATGGATCCGCGTTGCTCCCGTATGCGGTCTACGAGTACTTCAACAACGGCGGATCGGGATGCCTTGTAGTCCGAGGTGTCAATACCGACGCTGTATCCGCAAGCAAGACCTTCAAAGACGCTACACCAGTCACCCCCGCAGATACCCTGAAGGTTACTGCCGTCGCTCCAGGTTTGTGGGGAAACTCAATCTTGGTAGATATCGTGGCTTCGGCTGGCCGGTTCGATCTGGTCCTCACGCTTGGCAGTACCGTCGAGCGCTTCAATGACCTGTCTCTGGACCCCGCTGACAGCCGCAGCGCAGTCAACGTGGTCAACTCCCCCGTCTCCGGCTCCGCACTCGTCACGCTGACCTACATGGGGCCCGCTGTGTACACCACGGTGAATGCCCCCACAGTGCAGGTGGCTATTCCTCTGGTCACCGGGACTGAAGGTACAGGCGTCCCGGACCTTGCTGTCGCCGCGCAGCGCCTGGAGAGCATCATCACTCCTCTGGATGTCAACCTTCCTGGGGTAAACTCGTCAACGGTTATCAACCCGCTTGTCGCGTGGGCGGAAACGCAGGGCAATGTCTTCCTCGTTGTCGACGGCGTTCAGGGCGCGGACGCTGACACCGCTGCCGCCAACGCGACGGCCCAGGGCGCACTGCTCTCCGGAGGCTCCGCCCTCACATCATCCTCGACGCTGTCTCTGTACGCACCCTGGATCATCACCGACGACCCCAGCAACATGGTACCGGGGGCATCCCGTGCCCTTCCTCCAGGCGGATTCGTCCTTGGCCAGTATGCCCGCTCGGACGCGGTCAAGGGCATCCAGAAGGCCCCTGCTGGAACCTCTACCACACTTCGGGGGGCCCTGGCGCCCAGGTTTCGCTACGCCACGGCCGACCTGGACACACTGAACCCTCTTGGCGTAAATGTCATTCGAACGACTCCAGGCGCAGGGCTGTGCATCTGGGGCGCGCGGACGACTAAGCAGAGTATGCCTGATCGCTACATCTCGGTTCGGCGCGCGCTCATTTACCTGAAGTACACGCTTACCGAACTTTCTCGTCCTGCGCTCTTCGAGGATAACAACGGGGATCTCTGGGACTACCTGACCCAGATCATCTCGCAGTTCCTGCAGACCCAGTGGCAGGTCGGAGTGCTTAAGGGGTCCTCTCCTTCGGAGGCGTTCTACATCAAGTGCGATGCCGAGAACAACCCTCCGGCGTCGGCGGACGCAGGAACGGTGAACATCGAGATCGGCTTGGCCCTCTCGTCCCCGGCCGAATTCATCGTTATCAACATCGGCCAGAGCCTCACCGGCTCACAGGCTGTCTAAGGTTTAGGAGAAACCTAATCATGGCAACTACACTTCCACCCAGCATCGGACACATTGCGACAGACCCGTTGCGGAATTTCAAGTTCCTCGTCGACATCATGCACCCGAACAAAGCACTGGGTGGTGTCAAGATGGGCTTCATGTCTGTATCCGGCCTGAATATCACTACGGAGGTCATCCCATATCGTGAGGGCGGTATGAACACCACCACGCAGAAGATGCCGGGTCAGTCCGACTTCGCCCCCATCACCCTATCAAAGGGAGTTATTGTTGGTGACAAGCGGATGCTTGACTGGATGCGGCAGTTGTTCACCGTCCAGCAGGGAACCGGTATAAACACTGCGGGTATGGACTTCCGTGCCAACCTAATCATCAAGGTTCTTGACCACCCTGTCACCAAAGGCCCCGTTCCTGTGAAGGGTGCATTCAAGGTCTACAACGCTTGGCCTACTGCCATTGCATTCTCTGATCTTGATGCTGGTGCTAACGCGATCCTGGTGCAGCAGATGACACTCGCTCACGAGGGCTTCGACTACAAGTTGGCTTCCTCAATACTCCCATCATCCGAGGCCATCTTCACTTCGTAGAACCCATTAGAAATCTAATCAGGAGAATAACCCGTGGCTAACAAAGAAGTAATCGATCCACTGAGTAACCCCAGTGTTGCCAATGCTGCCATCGCGGCTCTTATCAAGGGCGATTCAGCGGCTGGCCCAAAGCCTGTGGCAACTCTTCCAGCGGACCCGTTCACCCGGCTACCTGGAGGTCTGGTACTCGGGATGGACCTAGAAGATGTAAAATATGAGGCCGAAGTTCAGGAACTGAACGGTATGCACGAGGAACAGATCTCTAAGGCTCGCCAGTCAGGCCGTATGGATAAGTTCTACAACGCGATCCTTGAGTGCGGAACCGTCTCCGTTGGAGACATGCCTGCCACCAAAGATTTGCTGAGTGCTCTGCTGATTGGTGACGCGGACTACCTTCTACGTGAAATTCGTCGTGCTACCTACGGTGACGAGATTGAGTTCAATGACCTCACCTGCCCAAACTGCAATGAGCAGTACAACCTATCCTTGACGCTGGATGATATCCCAGTCCGCACTCTCCGGAATTCTAGTGACCGAGCATTCAAGGTAGCCCTTCGTAAGAAGCGCACCGCCATGGTACGTCTTCCTACCGGGAGTGACCGAGATGCCATTTCGACCTCACTGGACCTGAACCCGGCTGAGCAGAACACGCTACTGCTGTCCCGCTGTGTCATCAGCATCACAGACTCTGACGGGGAGACCAACATGGTATCCAATCAGTCTTCCCCGGTCAGGGCGCTCTCAATTCCGGACCGACATAAGTTGCTTAGTGAGATCACAGACCGTCAGCCCGGACCGCAGTTCGATGATATTACCTACACGCACGATGAGTGCGGGCAGGAGGTCCACTTCGCTTTGCCGATCGGGGATTTGTTTCTCGGTTTGTAATCTTCACGATGCATATTTCGAATTCGAACAAATAGTCGCAGCAAACCCGGCTTGGAGCCTCAGTGAAATACGCCGGTTGACAGTAAGAGAACGTAGGCATTGGTTCTCTTGGTTCAAATGGCAATCCGCACGAGCATCTGAGGTGATAAGCAGTGGCTAAAGAAGAGAGTACCATCGGGGGGACCGGCACGCTCCTTGGTACTGCATCTCTTCAGCGCGCGCTGGATACCCTGAACAAGAGTGTCCAGTCACTCACCACAGCCTACTCACAGGGGAAGAGTGGCACTGGCCAAGGCCAGCCCGGGTGGACGAACCGCACGGCCGGTTGGGCTGGCAAGGACTGGAATGCTGAAAGCAACCGGACCGGCACACCCAACGGGGGTGGCTCCACCCCGCCCCCACCTCAGCGCCGGGGTAAGGCCTATACGGATGAACTCCTCGGAGGGGGCTCTGGGAGAGCCAACGGGGATGGTCCGGTAGGAAACGGTGGGCACTCCAAGATCCGTGGCGCAGGTCGCGTTGTCGGGGCTGCTGGGCTATACGTGGCGGCGTCTGGCATGAGCCAGTTGAACGACCGCGTCCTCATGAACACCACAACCTCCATGCTGGACCGCACCGCCGTCAACGGTAGCGGCTCCCGTGCGATGTTCCAGAACAACTTCACCTCCCACGGAATCGGAGACACCGTAGGTGCCCAGAACACCGTGCAGAGTATGGGCTACGCCGTCGGCACAAGCGGCTACAACAGTGCCACTAACTACAACCGGACAGCCGGACTGGTGGACCCCAACATTAGCCAGACGCAGGCCGCTGGAGCCATGGTGAATATGCAGACGGGGAACACGTTCAATACCCTTCGCATGTTCGGGATATCCACCATCGGGCCGGGTGGGAAACCAGTAAGCCCCCGGGATCTCGCACACCAGTTCATCACCAAGGACTTTGGTGCGAACAAGCCCACCACCCCTGCCGGAATTGAGGCATCCCTAGGACAGAAGAGTCGATTCGGGCAGTCCCTTAACGCGATGGTCTCCAGGGGGATGCTCGACGCTAACACTGCGTCACAGGTAACCTCCATGATGCGCGCTGAACTAAATGCTGGCTTGAAGGGAAAGTCCTATGACCAGTACACGTCCATTCTCGACCAGTACGGGAACAAGAACTCCACCAGCGCGGCGGGCACCAAGGCTTTGGCGTCTATCGGTCTGACACCTACCGACTCCGCAAAACTCTATGCGCAGCAGGCTATGAAGACAACCCAGTTGGACGCTAACAACGAAGCATTCAGTACCGGCTTGGGGGCTGCTACGACAATGCTGGGACAGTTCTCCAACGCGCTTACCGATATCCTGAAGGGTCCACTAGGTTCGGCTCTTGGATTATCACAGGGAACACTAGGTGGTGGTGTTGGAACTACCGCCGGACAGATCGGTGGGGGCATCAAGGGTGCCGCTGTTGCCTACGGAGGGACCAGACTGGCGCTGAAGGTTGCCGCCAAGGCAAAGGGTCTTCCCGTCGCCGAGGATGCCTCGGTTCTATCGAAAGTGTGGGGTGGGATAAAAACAGGGCTAGGCAAGGTAGGTAAGATTAGTGGGGGCTCCAGTGGGTTGGGATTTGCTCCCCTTCCTGAGATAGCCCCCCATAATGCGGATGGCTCATACAAACTAGATTCTAATGGGAAAATCGCTTGGCCGGAGCCCTCGACCAGCCCGATCATGGATCTCCAAAGAAAAGCAGCGCAAAGCGACTACGACCGGAGCCATCCGGCAAACAGAGCCAGTTCGGGAATTGATGGTGGTGCTGCAGCAGGACAGGACCGTGCTGGTGGTGCTGCCGCTAAGGCTACTGGAACTGTCGGCGCGGGTAAGACGGCATCGAATGTCATTGCTATTGCCAAAAAGTACCTTGGGATTCCCTACCACTATGGGGGTGCATCCCCTCAGCAGGGATTCGACTGCTCTGGGTTGATGCAGTATGTCTTCCGTCAGGTGGGTGTCAACCTGCCACGGGTCTCTCAGGCGCAGCAGACAGCCGGGAAGCCTGTGAACCCAAAGGACGCCCGACCCGGTGACCTCGTGTTCTTCGGTGGCAACGCTAAGAGCGGTGGGGCTCACCACGTCGCGATGATGGTCTCTTCAGGCCAGATCATCGAGGCGGCGCACACAGGAACAAACGTACGCATCCGCTCCTTCAGCATGAGTGAGATCTCCACGGTCGGGCGCTTCCTTGGGTCGATGGGGAGTATGTCGACAGACGCAGTGGCCAACACGGATGGTGCAAGTTCCAAAACGGGGAGTGGAGCAAGCGCCGGTTCATCATTCGCATCCTCATTCTTTGGCAACGCGCTCAATGAGATGGACACGCTTGGTGGGACGCTTGGGTCATTTCTTGGGTCTACCTCGCCATCTGGATCTGGAAAAGGTAATGGAGCAACCAAGGCTGCGAGTGGCACGGGTGGAACTAGCACCGCTCCTTCAGGATCAATTAAGGACACTCTCTCTAAGGCAGGCTTCTCAGGTAGTTCACTGAATATGGCCTATGCCATGATGATGGCTGAGTCCCAAGGCAATGCCAGGGCACATAATGGAAATGCAGCCACGGGTGACAACTCCTACGGCTGGTTCCAGATCAACATGCTGGGTAAAATGGGGCCTGAGCGTCTTAAGCAGTACCACCTATCAAGTAATGAAGACCTGTTCAACACGGCTACTAACTCTCGTGTGGCTTATGAGATGTCTGGTGGAGGCAAGAACTGGTCTGATTGGTCAACGTATAAGAATGGTGACTACAAGAAGTACCTGGGTGGTGCACAAAAGGGGTATGCCGGTGGCTCAACAAACATCGATGTGGACCAAGATGCACGTGTTCACAAGGGTGAGATGATCCTCCCGACCCAGCAGGCGGAGGCCGTTCGTGCGGCTCTTGCAGGAAATAACCCCATGTCTGCGGTTACTGGGTTGGGTGGTAAAGGGGTGCAGATAACTTTTGGAAAAGAGTCAATCAAGATCATTCTAGGGACAGGTGTAACGTCTGCCATGGGTACAAAGGTCGGCCGTCAGATTGTGGACACAATCGTCAATGATAGGCGCCTTTCTGATATAGCAAAGGGTGTTGCGTAATGTCACGTCCTGAAGGTGGTGATTACTACACGACTAACCCCCCCTTTGACACAAGGATCCGGGGAATCTTCCTGGGTGCCCAGGACAACCCCTTCGCGGATCTTGGGAGCACACTATTCCGAGGACGAATACAGTCCAAGGACAAGGTCAATGGATACTACCGACAACTCAACTTCCTCTATAACCCTTCGGGAATAGAATGGGTTGGAAATGTAGACACGGACACCATAGGTGACTCCCAGGTAATGGATGCTCTCGATACTAGTACTTTCATGATGCCTATGGCGCAGACTGTTTCTTTCTCTCTACTATTCGACCGCACCTATGAAACATGGGTGTATGACCAGAGCAAGGAGACTAGCCGCCTTGGTGTGCTGTCTGATATCAAGGCGCTATATGCAATGCTAGGAATTATGGGAGACTCTACGGCATTTACACCTGGGCATAACACCACAGGGGCTCCCATAGAGACTGAAGCAGGTAACACGGCTAAGGCTGCTGGGTTAGCCACGTCGGTTGATATCAGTATGATAGAGGATCCGACTCCTAGGTCATTTATGCAGTACGTTCAAGTTATCGTCATGTTCGGAAGAGACATGACTTATCATGGCGTGATCAATAATACGACTGTGACATACACTCACTTTACTCAGAAGATGATTCCTAATCGCTGTTCAGTGCAGATAGGCATGCAGTTGTTTCCCTATATGCCTGGGGGGGTAGCCCCTGCAGCAGCAGCACCCTGGACAACAGGACAGGGGTCCGTTATTCACGGGACTTCGGGAGCCTCCCAGACACTAATCCCTAGTTCCGGAGGATTCTCGGGAGACCCCTTTACGGGGAGGGGTGGACGATGATAGGCAGCCGGTCTCGCTACAGCGGATCTAAGACCACAGTTGTCAATGGCCCTAGTGGCGCGCGCATGACCATCGTTCCGAGCCGACAGACCCCCTGGGGCTTCTCCTTCACCTACTACAGCATGAAGGACGGGGACAGGCTCGACCTGCTTGCCACGGATCTGTATGGTGACGGGTCCCTGTGGTGGAAGATCGCTGACGCCAATCCTGAGATACTTGACTGGACAGAGATTCCTATCGGCACGATTCTTAGGCTCCCCAGTGGCTGACTCCTACCTGTATCTAACCATTGGCGGTGAAGTCCAGAAGTCCAGCATCAGTCGGTGTGAAATCCGTAAGGCCTTCGGGGTACACAGCCTTGTCATCATTGACTTGCAGGTCGGTGAGGTCTTCGGCTCGGGTACGGGAACACCAGTTTGGCCTGAATGGACCCCCGCCCAGGTTGACTTCGGTCGGCGCTTTGACTCTGTCGTTCCGTGGTACGGATACGTCCACCACCATTCAGTGCTCGCAGATACAGCGGGGACCAAGGGGACAACCCTTCGGTACGTCCTCATTGGGACATCTGGGCCGATGAACGAAGAACAGACTAGGTCATGGCGTAGCATATCCGCCTCGGCCTTGGCTCGCCAAGTGTTCCGAGAGCATGGGCTACGTACCATCACCTCAGTTCATCCGAGAGTGCTTCCTTACTGGGCACAGCCCGGAATCAGCGACTTTTCCCTGTTGCAGGGCCTCGCACAGGAGACGGGGTACCGCCTCTTCGTTGATGGACCAACGGGGTCATTCTTCAACCCGCGCACTCTGCTGAGCAGCCCGTTGTCTCACGGGATTCCCTCCTATCGGCAGGACCGTGGACGCAATGCAGTCTCCACTCTGCTTAACTTCGAAGTCCTGACAGGCCGCATGGTGCCCCGGGATACTGGTCAGACTAAGCAGGCCGTGGTATTCGGCGTTGATAAGCGGTCCGCCAAGCCA